GCCCGAGCCAGCGCCCCAGACACCCAGGCACAGGAGACATCGACCAGTGAGTGACAACTCCAGGGACCAGTTCCGCGACACCCGCCCGAAGCACACCCGTCTGCGCTGGGTCGGCCAGTTCATGGCCGAGATAACGACGGCCGATGGAGAGCGCAGGCTCGTCGGGACGTGGTGGGACGAGGACGCAGCCGTGACCTGGGCCGAAAGACTACAGCGGACACGCCCCGGCTGGCGGGCACGGGTCTTTGAGCTTGAGTTCAAGGACTACTGGCTCCCCCGTGACACGAACACGAACACGATCACGACCCACGGCATGATCGACACCCCCGACATCGCAGAGTTCAGCGAGGCAAGCGAGCCCGACGACGAGCGAGAGGCAGAGGCATCATGACAGACCAGCAGTGGATTCCCGAGCCACAGCCACCCAGGCCCAGGCCACGCAAGATCCTGTCCACCGCTCTCTGGCGCGCCATGGTTAAGGCGGGGGTGTTGCCGAGCGATCAGTCAGTCCGCCAGTTCGTCATCGTGGCGAAGGACGACGAGGCGGTGCGCCTGTTCGTGGAGTTCTACGGCGACGAGCGCATGCTCCAGGTCGCCACCACCCTCGAGGGCATCACGATCGACAGCGTCCCGGCCCCGCCCGACACCGAGGAGGTAACGCCGTGAGCGACGGCATCCACCAGGTTCGGGTCGTGACTGATTTCCAGGCGGACGGGGTGGCCGTGTTCGTGGTGCTGCGGACAGGCAGCGATCGGCAGGTCTTGCGGCCCCCGAACACCTGGGAGCGGCTCGACCCCGGGGGAGCGCTGCCCGGGCCGGAGCCCACCCTGCGGCTCAGCGATGGCCATGCACGAGCGCTGATGGAGGCTCTGCTGGTGTTCTACAACGGCACCCCGGACAGCAACACACAGCGCGCCGATCTCATGCACGAGCGCGCCAGGCGTGACAAGCTCGAGGACCACCTGATGTGGGCCCTGGAGATGGGCCTCCGTCCCGCTCGGCCCCCGGTGGGAGGCGTCGGCTCGACATCCGCCGGCATCCAGGGCCAATCGGGCCGGTAGCGCTCAGCGACACGCACCTATCCCCCATGTTACCCGGGCGTAACCATGTGGTGACATGGGCGTATCTCCGCACACCCATCTGCCCCTAGCCATCCCGACACGCAGCGGCGTAGCCTAGCGCCGGATAGCCGTACGCACAGCCCCGCCCGGTCCTCGCGGTGGACGGCCCCACCCACGGTGGCGCACACGCGAGGGAGGGCAGCGAGGCATGCCAGAGGTCACGGACTACCGGGGCCGGGCACGGCTCGCCCTGATTCGCGATCTAGCCATGGGTGAGTGGACCTATCGGGAGCTCGCGGAGGCCTGCGGCTGTACCCAGGCCGACATCGCCAGCTTCGCCGACACCTATGCTGATGAGATCACCGAGGTGCGCGCCGCGCTCGCGGGCCGGCTGGCTATCGAGTCGGCCGGGCTCTGGGTGGCCAAGAAGCAGAACAGGCTGGCTGAGTTCCAGAGTGACATCGAGGATCTCGACAGCGTACTCAGCGCGATGCGCGAGGAGCAGGATGCCCCCAGTGAGACGGCTCGGATCCTGGGCGGGCTCGGCTCCCGCAGGCACCACAGCCTGATCAGGTCCAAGCTGGCACTGTTCAAGGCAGTGGCGGACGAGCTCGAGCCCCGGCGAACGGTCCAGGTGCACGCGGACACCGACGACGCGAACGTCGTGCGGTATGTGATCGAGGCGGGGGACCATCGTGACAGTCTCACCTGAGCAGCAATGAGAACGGCTAGCGGCTGGCTGTGCGATACCCGGGGCCGTCCGGGGTGTGAGAACGACGCGGCGGTGGCATGGTTCTGCACCGTTGAGGGACGGGAGGTGGCGCTGTGTGGCCCCTGCAATCGGGCCTGGCGTGCGCGGGCAGCGGCCGACCCGGGGCTGGCGGTGCGGTGTCCGTTCTGTGCCAGCCATGTGGCGCCGCCTCCCCCAGTTAGGGTCACGCCGCAAGCCCCGACCTCCGCCATGCCGCCGATGGCGCCAGATCTGGCGGACGCGCTCGACCACGCCATGTTCTGCGAGGGCATGCTGATTGATGTCCGGCGGCGTGTGCTGTCGCGGCTGGGTGTCCAGCCCCAGGTGGCGACGGGAGCGGTGCACCGGTGAGCAACAAGCGTAAGCCCAGGCAGCTGAACGGGGGACGCCTGACGCGTCCACGAGGCGACTGGGTGTCCCGGCCGCGTGGTCCGGCCCGGAGTCCGCGCAGCGCCGAGATGTCGGTGAGCGCCAGCCTAGCGGTGCGCTCGATCTGGCTCAACACGGTGGGGCTACCCAGGCGAGGCCGGATGCCGTGACAGCCACGCAGCACAGCTATGAGCCCTGGGGCCGGTGCGACGATCTGTTCGACGCCCGGGACGCGGAAGTGCTGCTGTCTGGTCCGGCTGGCACAGGGAAGTCCCGGGCCTGCCTGGAAAAACTCCACATCATGGCGCTGCTCAACAAGGGCATGCGCGGGCTGATCTGCCGCAAGACGGCGGCCACCCTCAGCTCCACCGCGCTCGTGACCTGGCGCCGGTTCGTGGCGCAGGAGGCGCTGATCAGTGGAGACGTGAGCTACTACGGCGGGTCCACGCAGGAGCCAGCCGCGTACCGGTACCGGAATGGTTCGGTCATCGCGATCGGCGGGCTGGACAAGGTGAGCAAGATCATGTCATCTGAGTATGACATCATCTACGTGCAGGAGGCCACGGAGCTCACCGAGGACGAGTGGGAGGCGCTGACTACCCGGCTGCGGAACTGGGTAGTGAGCTTCCAGCAGCTGTTGGGTGACTGTAACCCCGCTCAGCCGACGCACTGGCTGAAGCAGCGCTGTGACAAGGGCCAGACCACGATGCTCGAGACGGGCCACGAGGACAACCCCATCCTGTTCACCAGGGAGAAGAAGCTGACCGAGCGCGGGGCTGAGTATCTCGCCAAGCTAGACCGGCTGTCCGGGGTGCGGTATGACCGGCTACGGCTAGGCAAGTGGTCGGCAGTCGAGGGTGTGATCTACGAGGACTTTGATCCCGAGGTGCACATCATCTCAGCCATCCCCACGGGCAACGAGCCACTGGACCACGCGGGGGTGCCGCTGAGCTGGCGGAGGTACTGGAGTGTGGACTTCGGATATGTCAACCCGTTCGTGCTGCATTGCTGGGCGGAGGACGGGGACGGCCGCCTCTACCTGTACCGCGAGATCTACCACACGCACCAGACGGTGGACGTGCACGCCAAGAATATTCTGGGGATCGTGCGGCCGGAGGACAGGTGGCTGGAGCCTAAGCCTACGAACATCGTATGTGACCACGACGCCGAGGGGCGGGCTGTGCTGGAGCGGGAGCTCGAGATGTCTACGCAGCCCGCCCACAAATCTGTGCTGGAGGGCATCGAGGCGGTCCAGGTTCGGCTGCGTGATCCTGGTGATGGGCGACGGCGCATCTACCTGGTGCGCGGTGCGCTGGTCAGGGAGGATCCAGAGCTGGCCGACTCTGGCCGGCCGGTGAACACCATCGAGGAGGTCCCGGGCTACATCTGGGCTACCAACGGTAAGGACGCCCCGGTCAAGGCGGACGACCACGGCTGTGACGCGATGCGCTACGTCGTGGCGGACCGTGACTTCGGCATCCGTGCGATCTACAGGAGCTTCGAGGCATGAACATCGAGAGAGCACTCGTCCGGGCCGCTGTCTGGCGCCACGACTGCCGTTGCGGCTGTAGGTGGCGGCCGCTCGTGGGTCGCCGCTCCCGGCACCGGGCTAGCTGCGGGTGGTGTGCGACATGACGACGCAGGCGCTCCCACGGCCGGGCTGGCTAGCTCGGGCTCGACAGACCCTCCTGGTGGCCCTAGGGACGACACTAGCGGTGCTGGGCCCGAACCTACGGGCTACCGCTAGGCCCGCCATCGCGCACGTACGAGAGCATGCCTACAGCATCGCTGGGCTCGGGTGTATCAGCGCTGCCTCGTTCGTCCACAGCACGTTCACCGGGCTGCTGGTGACCGGGCTGATGTTCCTGGTGTTCGAGTGGAAGGTGAGTGAGTGATGACCTCCATGCTTGACACGAGCGGCCGGCACGTCGCGGTACAGAACGCCGCGCGTCGGTTTGACATTGACCACCTGACCGATCCCGATGCGCGCCAGATCGGCATGGCCTGCGCTCGGCTGGCCCAGGAGATGCTAGCCCGCATTCCTAGCGACGACCCGGAGCTCACCCGGGCGCTGACTAGCCTGGCCGACGCCCGCGATGGCTTCATGCGGGCCAGGATCTACGGGCGGGACAATGGTTAGGCTGCCGGACGCCATCCACGTCCCAGTCACCGTCACGTTCGACGGCGGGCTGGTGATTGGGCCTGGCGACGTCCTGGTGATCAAGCTTCCGGTCAACATCAGTGAGCAGGCCTTCGACGACGTCAAAGAGAGGATCATGGCCTGGCTGCCAGACGAGATGCACCACCGGGTGCTGTTGGTGCCGGCCGAGGAGATCGCGAAGCTGGAGGGCGGAAGGGTGAGCGAGTGATACTTCATGTACCAGAACTGGCGCGGGTACGCTCTCGGATCCGCCGCGCTGGCGTGCCTGGCTGCGTCGGCAGCTCTGGAATGGAACCACATGAGCAAGTACCTGTCGATCGGGCTATCAGTGCTCGCGGTGGTATTTGCTGCGTGGTCCCGGCCGTTCCGGGGGAAGTGAGTTTATGCCTAGGTCCCTGATCGGTAAGATCATGGGGCTCACACGCCCGCTACCGCTGGCGCCGGCCATGCGGCCGTACGGCGCGAACGGGATGTACGGCTCGTCCATGGCAACTCAGCTGTCTACGATGGGCACCCAGGGCACCCTGTTCGCGATCATCCAGCTGCTGAGCACCGGGGTGTCCCGATCCCAGTGGCAGATGTTCCGCAAGAACAAGGATGCCCGGGTACGGTACGCAAGCACTGATGCCGGGAGCGACCAGCGTACCGAGGTGATTCAGCACCAGGCGCTGAGGCTCTGGAATCGCCCAAACGACTTCATGACCGGCGAGACGTTCCTGGAGATCGGCTGGCAGTTCATGGAGCTGGTCGGGGAATGGTACTGGGTGCTCGATCGTGGACCTAGCGGGACCGGCATTCCGCTTGAGATGTGGCCCGTGCGGCCGGACCGCATGGAGCCGGTACCGGACATGGAGAAGTTCCTCAAGGGCTGGGTCTACACCGGGCCGAACGGTGAGGCTGTCCCGCTTAACAACAGTGAAGTCATCCAGCTCAAGTACCCGAACCCCCAGGACCCATACCGGGGGCTCAGCCCGGTCCAGTCGATCCTGGCCGACATCGACAGCGCTCGGTACACGGCCGAGTGGTCCCGCAACTTCTTCCTGAATTCCGCGACCCCGGGCGGCATCGTCCAGTTTGCCAAGCGGCTGAGCGATGACGAGTTTGACGAGTTTACAGACCGCTGGCGTGAGCAGCACCAGGGGGTTGCGCGCGGTCACAGGGTCGGCATTCTGGAGCAGGGTGCCCAGTGGATCCCGAACACGATGACCATGCGGGACATGCAGTTCGCGGATCTCCGCAAGGTCACCCGGGACGTCATCCGCGAGGCCTACCGGGTTCACCAGACAATGCTCGGGAACAGCGACGACGTCAACCGGGCCAACGCCCAGACGGCTGAGGACGTTCACGTT